GGCCCAGCAGAGCCTGTCCCATAGATGTGTGCCTTGAAACTCTGGGGTCACTGTCATGCGAGGTCTCCTGAAATTGTTACCGAAATTTGAGTCGCATTAAAATTGGCAGCACTTGCTTCTTCTTGAAAAGTATAATATCGGGTGTTACCAGTAGCTTGGTCAAAGTTAGCACCCGTGCCAGCAGTCGCACCCGGACTTCTATGTGCGCCAGTGCAAGAATAGCCTGTACTTGAAAAAGCAGTAGAGAAAACAAAAGAATAGTCTCCTGTACCGTTGTCAGTCACAGAACTACTGTTTAGACTTCCTGACGTAACATTCGTGTTACCATTATATTGTATCCAAAATTTAGGCGTACCATTCACAACAAAATTCGTAGCCAGCGAACCCGCAGTCGAGTGCGTCAGGGTATCTGCTTTGAGTGTACCGAATGCCATATCTTATCCTTATGGTTTCGTCGGCCAAGTGATGCCGGTAAGGTTTCCATCATCATCAAGCTCCGGCGTCTGTGTAGTGATGTCACGGAGAGCTTGGCGATATGTAGACATGGCATCTGTCATGGTTACGTCAGACAGTGCATAGAAATCTGTTTCAGCCAGCTTTGTATTGCGTTGACGACGCAGTTCTTTCATAGGTGCCGCATTGTTAAGCGCCGTTTGTCTGTCAGTGATCTGCGACCACGTTACACCAAATACGCTGGGGTCACCTGATTCAATGGCAGAACCTTCCGCATCCTCGCCTGTGACCTTACGGAACATTTCCTTGAACTCAGCTTCGCTTGTTGGCTCTCCACGAAGAACCCACTCTGTGATGCCTAAATCATTAAGAGTTTCTGCTACGCTTATCATTATGGGGCTACCTCAAACACATCTGTTGCTAAATGACTTTGGTTGGCTACAAACTCCATGTTTTGACCATTTGACCCAGCACGGATTTGCAATTTCATCGTGATTGCAGACGTTGTGTGACTTGAAGCGTCTATTTGCTGTGCTATACAAAAGAAAAACGGGAAGAAAACCGTATCACCGAGTTTTCCTAGATTATCCGCTTGCAAGATAAAAGCGTTCCCAGCCGCCCCATTAAAGTGGGGGCGAACATAGGCAATCATGTCTTGTGATGACGGAGCGAAACCACGACAATTACCTGAGAAAATCATGTAAATCGTAGACGCAGATGTCAGCGGAGTAAAAGTAAAAGAACTGCCCGTCACATCTGAGAAGCTGTCAGATGTTTGTTGTTGAGTGCTTGTGACTGAAAAAAAGTGCCTCTTGTAATTTATGATATGACCATCAATGCTGACCCCGTTGCCGCTGGTCTTCTCGTTGATGGTGTCTACAAGAATCGTACTCATGCGAGGTCTCCTGCTTGTGATGTTGACACTCTACGATCAGTAAAGGAATCGCTGGCGTTTCTTGTATTTACACGGTACACGGACGCGCTTTGCGCCTTAGAAAACACTCCCTTGTCTTGCGAGGATTCGCTGTTGTTAGCAAAGCTAGAAAAGTTTGATGCTGAAAGTGCGGAGGTCATGTTGAAATCTGTTGACCCTGTGCTTTGGTCAGTCAATGAAGAAATATTAAAACTAGAATTTATTTGAAGATCATTCTGTGGCTCTACTTGTGCGTGTGCCTTCAGAGCATGTTGCTTCGTCAGCGTAGCCGCACCGCCGCCTGTACTCTGTATGGTATCTGCCTTCAACGTACTCATAGCGTCACCAATGTCCCGCCGCTTTCAACGGTCAGAGTCACGCCACTGGCTACAGTGAACGGCCCAGTCACGTTTGCGTTCTCAGTTGCAAGGATGGTTATGTTGCTGGTTAGGCTCTGTGCGTTAGTACGGAACAGGCCACCACCCTTGAAGTTGCCCTTGTTCTGATCCGGCGGTGTAACAGATGATGCTGCAACGCCCAAGTAGATCACAAAGATATTGCCAGTTCCGCTAGATGGGGCGGCGGTGAAGGTCAGGGTTGTGCCGTCTGGCACAGTAAACGCATCCACGCTCTCTTGCACAACACCATCCACAGAAACAATGATGTCTTCCTGCGTTACCGTTTGGTTAAGCGTAAACTGAGTCGTTGAGCCATTGCCGTTGAACTCCTGCGTGGCAGGACGGGCTGCGAACTGAGATGTAACTGGATTACCGATTAGCGGCATATCTCACCCCTATGTGCTGATTGCATCAACCACAGATACCCAGACATCTGCGGAGCTTGCTGTGTTGCTTTTGACCTTCAGAACATCGCTGCTCTGCATCACAATCTTTGCCCCGCCATCCAAGACTTGCAAAGCTGATCCTGCCGGTATGGGGGCTTCTTTCACGATGTAATAATCATTTGAACCGTCATTGATAAACACATCCACCGCAATCTGTGAGGCTGTCGTGTTTGATACGTTGATGCCCACTAGGGCGTCATCGCTGTTGGCTGTCCTGACGCTGACCGCACTTGCACCGACGTTGCGGGCAATACTTCTTTCAAAATCCTGTGCCATCTATTTCTCCTTCAAAGCGCAACCGCCATTGCGATAGCAAACCCAGCGGACACCCCGCTTGAAAGGCCAGTGATACCAGAACCATCCCCTGTGAGTGCTGTTGCTGCGACAGTGCCTGTTACTGTCACACCAGATGATGTGGTTGCCAGCTTCTCATTGGCATTGTGGTAAAGTTTCACATCACTGTTGTCATTGAACTGAGCAAGGTTGTTACCGCCAGCATCCGTGAGCAGTATGCTTTCACTGCCTACCGTTCTTAAAATCAGGTCGCCTGTTTTGCCCTCAATGATTGAGTTTGTCCCATTGTGGAAAACCTCAAGATCAGAGCCTGTGCCAAAAACAGCCTTGTTATTGTCTCCAAATGTGAGGTTTCCGGTCATGGCATCGCCGCTGACCGCAACAAAAGATGAGGCCGCAGATAGCGCGGCTGAACCAAGGCCCAGCGAGTCTCTTGCCGTGCTGCCGCTTTCTAAAACAAAATTTGAACCATTGCCGACTATGAAGCCGCCGTCCGTGGTTGCTAAACCCGCAACATCCTGTAGCTGTGCATCTAATCGTGCGTTTGCCACTGTGCCTGATAGTTGAGTTGCGTCTATTGTTTTGTTGGTTAGCGTCTGCGTCGCATCCGTTCCCACCAGAGTCGTAGTCGCATCTGGTAGTGTAACCGTGCGATCAGCAGTCGGGTCACCCGCTGATAAAACCAATTCATTGTTGTCTGCCGTTGAACCTTCAAATGTGAAACTGTTGGTGATTTCAATAGTGTTAGAGTTGACGGTAGTTGTCGTGCCGTTGACTGTGAGGTCACCGCCCACCACGATTGCCCCCGTTGTGGTAAGCGCACCTGTCAGTGTTGCCCCTGCGCTGGTGGTCTCAAATTTTTTGGTGTTGTCATGGTAAAGCTCAACAGCACCATCATCTATGAACTTTGCGAGTGTTTCACCTGTACCTAACACCTCAAGCTGAGATGTAGTGATTTTCAACGCGCCTGTCCCGCCATCTTCAATATGTGAGTTTGAGCCATCGTGATAGATGGACAGGTCTGTGCCAGCACCAAACACCAATCTGTTGTCAGTTGCTCCGCTGCTATCCAGAAAAGTGAAGTTACCTGATGTTAGCGCGGCCACAAGCTCTGCGCGGGTCATCTTCTTTGTTTGCGCTGCTGAAGTATCAACGATGACAACTAAATCATCTGCGGCTGAGTTCGCACCTGTTAAGGCGGTGAGTTCAGATATTTTTAAGTTTGCCATAGCTACCTACGTCTTGATGATATAATTCAAAATGATGGTAGGCTGCACGTTGTTGTGAGCCTGACCACCGCCCGTGTTTGCGATTGTAAGCGGTGAGTTAGATGCACGGCTACCGCCCCGTGTGTCACCAAAACCAAGTGGCGTCTGAGTGGTTGTGCCAGTTGTCGGGTTGAAGTCCTCCCGCTGTTGCACCGTACCAGTGTGATTGTGTGACGGCATCTGCGCTGTAGTAAGCGTGTGCGTCTCTGAGCCGCCTGTGGCACCCAGCGTATCGCCGTTCAAGCCGCCGGTCTGGTTAGTGAGCCTGTTTGCACTAGAGCCACCCATGTCATCCTGACCAGCCACGACACGGCCCCTGATATCAGGCAAGTTGAAGCTACTGCCGCTTCCGCCGTAGGTGTAGCCTATGATACCGTGTAGGTCTGCATAGGTGCTGGTTGATATTGATTGACCGTGGCAGAGCAGAAAGTCTGTGGGTGCTGAAGTGCCGCCAAAAGGCAGAATGACACCCGTTGGAGTAGCTGCTGCTTGCTTGACCCGTAAAGGCGTCATCAATTCTGTGTTGTTTGTGCCAGCCTTTGCGGTTGCTTCTGAAGCCACGTTCAAATCAATGATTGTTGTGCCGCTGCTGTTTTTGATATCAATGCCGCCGCCACTTGCAGCTTGCAGACTATCTGAAATCAACTTGACGCGAGAGTTGGTAACATCCATCTCAGCGACAATAATCCAGTTAGAATTGTTTTTGTCCCTAATTTTCAAATAGTTATTAGCAGTGTCCATCCACCACATATTGGCAAATTTTGTTGATGGTTCACTGGCACTGCTATTATTGGAGACAATCGCTGACAGCACGTTGTTCAAATCAGAGCGAAACGCTGGCGCACTCTGGTTGGCTATATCATAATCATGTGTTGCCATCAGTTGTACCTTACCCTTGCCGTGAGTTGATCTATAGCTGGCGTCACATTGTTTGCAGTGCTTTTCAACTCAATCTTAAATTTAAACGCTCGACCCGAAAAATCACTCGCTCTGAACTGTTTGAAAGCTGAGAACGTAGGACTGCCGCTTGGGTCATCATCCGTTGTTGCGACAAATGCTATCACATCTGTGTCCGCGAAGGAACTACCTCCACTCAAATCATCAAACAAACCGCCAAGGCTATCAAACAAGCCGGTAAACGTATCAAAGGTGGCCGCTGTATTATCAATCCTTGTCTGTCGCACCAGCATCTCAACCCTTGCCGTTCTGACTGAGCCTGTATCAATCACTTGACTGAACTCATAGGTGGCTGTTGATGGCTGTGATGATGGGTCTGTAATAATCAAACGGTTGCTGCCATCCACGCTACACCCTGTTTTGCTGCCGCTAAATGCTGTGTGTTCCGCCTGATTGTTGGTGTTCGTGAAGCCAAGAATGTCATTAGCGGTGATAACGATTGATGCTGCGTTCTCTGATTGGTTGCCTGATTTATCAAATGCCTTGATCAGATATGTGCCGGAACGTGGGGCCACTGTTGCTGTATTGCCCGGTCTTGCCACTTTATCAACTGAGGTTGTGGAGTTGGCAAAGGTTGCGCCGGTCTCACGGATGGAGTGCCGTATGCGGTAAAATGATAGATCAAGATCAGGCACGGGCGTCCAAGCCAAATGGATGCCAGCTTGTGACACATCAAAGCTGAAATTGGTAACATCCGCTGGTGGTGCCGCCAGACCAGTTACAGAGAAATTAGAAAGCGTGACGAAATCACCCTTGATGCCAAAGGTGTTGATAGCCCTTGCGCGGATATCATAATCATCATCCGTCACATCAATGATTTCAAAAATGCCAAGATCACCGATGCCCGCAGAAACAAATGTGCTGTCTGCGTTTTTCTTGAACTGAACCTCAACATTGTCCACTCGCTCTGGGCTTGTAGCGGTAGTGGTCACAATAATGACGTTGGTAAGATGCTCATTGATGATACGCGCCTCACTGCTCAAAACCACGCCAATCGTAGGCACATCAAACGGGTCTGGCAGAACGGTATTGTTTCGTTCAAAGGCTTCTTCTTCTGCGTTCCAATCAAAAACTGTGGAGCTTATCTCACGCAGCACCATGTCAATTTTGAAGCCGTCAGTCTCATTAAAGCCAAACTTCCAGTTGACCACCTCAAATGTTTTGTTGCTGAACCCCATCCGACTGTTGGTTAGCTGTATGATATCACCAATCTGAGCTTGCATGGCTTTGATTGTGAAGGTGCCGGTGACTGTTAGCTGTTCTCTGTTACGGAACAGTGCAATCTTGGCGATACGCTGTGCGCGTGTGCTTGTATTGGTGAAGCCCAAATCCAGATCAATGGATTGCTCAAGAGAGTTGTCAACCGTGATGAATGTGTCTGATTTGACCTGTGGGAAGTCACTTTGCTGGAAGTTTGTCTCTGGCCCTCTGAAGGTGCCTTTGACAATATTGTAGTTATCACGACGGCTGTGGCGTGTTTGTATTGTCAAGCCTGATAGAAGATCAGCCTCACTGAAGCTAAGAGTGGGGGATGTATATGCCGCCGCTTTGACCCGCCATTTACCCTGCGCGTACCAGATTGTGCCGCCCATAGGTCTAAGCAAAGCGTCAATGGCATCTTTGGGCTTGCTGCCCGTTGTGAATGTGCCGTTAGTTGTATACCGCTTCTCTGTACCCCCTGCGGAGAGTGATACGTTCTCATCACAAATATTGCCAGCCGTTGCGAAAGCTGTGTCATCAATATCAGTGCTGGCCGCGCTAAGTCCGAAGTCTGATGTAAGGTAATCACGCAAGCAGTATGCTGAGTTATCAGACCAAGCTGTTGAACCCGTGTTTGAATTGTAAACCTTTTTTCCTTTCACCAAGGCAGTGATAGACGGCTCACCGTTGGGGAACGCATCTGCATCAAACTCTAACCGTGCATAGACATATGTGATACCCAGCAATCTGTGGTCTGCCGTCCACTTACCATCTGATTCTGCCACCAAATCTGGATCAGCAACCTGTGTATTGCTGCCTAACGCTTTTTTGATACGAACCTTACCGTTGTATTTGCTTGGGGCAGTGACGTTGTTAGAGCCATCTAGGGTCAGAGCTTCATCATTAAGATACACAGTGGTTATTTCTTCACACTCATGCCCCGCTAGAGCAACAATGATGTGCAGGAACTTGTTATTGTCTGTGGCCTCTTTGTAAACAATGACTCCGCCGACTTTGGTTTGCCCATAAATAATCGCTTGGTCACCAACCGGAGCTAGACCAGATACGTTGTACCCCGCTGACCTTGTTCCCCCGCCAGTTTGCAGCCCCGCTAGACTTGGCGGCTTTGGCGCAAGACTCTGGGCCACAAATTGCATGGCTGTATTGAAAGCTAAATGCCCAAGAACCAATGACATCGTGATTGCAGTGCCAGCAGCAGCGGCGGCACCTACTGATGCTGCTGTAGCAACGGCGATGGTAATCGGGTCTGCATATGCAAGGCTTGGGGCCAACGCTGTGACAACAACGCCATATAGAGCCGTGGATGAAAGCAATCGTTTCATTCTACCAACCAAGCCTCATCATTTTTATGTACCGGCAAAAACTCCAGCCCATCATCGCCAACAAAAGCGGCAAACCTTGACACAACCACCCCTAGAGCGGCCCCAAACACCGCTGACGCGCCGTTATCTGTGTGCTTGGCTATCACACTGCCCCGTGGCGGCAACATAAGCTCACAGGGCTTTAAAACGCTATTCAGGATGGTTTGATAATTTTCGTTCTTTTTGGCAAGACGCGCATACACACCCTTGCCGCCCTTCAAAGTCTTGTATTGAGGGATTGCTTTGGCAAAAACATCTTCTCCAAGCTGTACCTCACAGGCACCGCGCACGAATGTGACGCAATCATGCGTGATCCATTCAAACGGCTTGTATCTTTGCTCCTCAATATATTCCATGAGGGCTTTATCCCAAGTGGTGATCCTCATCCCCGCCCCCAGTTGAATGTCTTGTCTTGCAAATCCTCTACGAACTCAAAGCCCTTATCATTCGGGTGTATCGCTTTTTGGCTCTGATCTGTGTATCTGAAAACGCGCTGCCGCTCCAAATCAATCAACCTGTTCTCTATGCTGACCATGATACTGGCGGTTTCTGCGCCTTCTTCAATCGTCATGGTATCAATGAACCCACGGAACATTTGTGCTGGCGCATCATCATCACCAACAATGATTCTGTCATCAGTTTCAAGCAAAAGGAATGAGCCGCTTTCTTGCAACAGAAACACTCGCTGCAAATCCGTGACACCAAAGAACATGGTAAGCTCACGGCCTTGGTAGGGTGTGTTCAACGCAAGGGAGATGAGGTCTGATGGTATGCCGCTCAATGTGAGCGAAAGACCCTTCACTGATATATCAGATGCTTCTTCTAAATCACCTATGCCAAGAAACTCACCAACGCCAGTGTAGGTTGCCCCACTAATACTCAAATCACCCAAGCCTGTCCAAAGCCTGAGGTCTGTGCTGTCTAGTGTTGCGTTGATTGCAAAGAATGGCCGGAAAGCCGGTGATGTAATCTGCGTTATGAGGTCGCTATTAAGGTCTCGGCTCATCTAGCCCCCCCATATGTGTTTATTTCTTCTTTGGACGCCCGCGCTTTTTTGGTGCCTCGCCGCCTTCCCACGCCTCATTCACATCTGGCGTAGCTGGGTCATCTGCTTTGAGGGTGCCATCATCATTCCTAGCCCGCTTGACCTCGGTTGGCTCTACCACCTTTACCTCTTTTGCGAGGCCGGAAACAATAAAATTGTTAGCTAACTGCTGTTTCCACGGCTCATCAAGAATGATTTCTTCACCCTCTTTGTACATCCGCGTTTCATTGCCGTACTTATTAGCAGACCCACGGGCTGTTTGAACCATGATAACTTTCATTGAATCCTCCAGTAGAAAGGGGGCAAGGTTGCCCCTGCCCCCATCTTATTAGGCGTTGTGTACGTCAAACGCATTATCACCAGTGTGACGGGCATGGCTCTTGATAACCGTTGTTCCCAGCGGTGTACCGTTAGAGTGTGTGCCTGTCTTGGCGACTGTGGTGCGAATGTAACGCTTACCGCCGATATACCCCACGCGATAGGTTGCGCCTGTGGAATCAGGGTTGCCTGCCGTGCCAGCGGTGCCTGTTCCATCAATCTTCAAGAAAACACCATCTGCGGCAATAGTGCCGTCGGTGATGCCTGCTTGTGCAACATCGGTGAAGGTTGAGTTATCGTCGGACTCTTCCAGACCAATCTCAAAGTAGACTGAGCCAGAAAGGGTATCGCCCTCTGCACCAATGGTGACAACGACAGTTGCGCCTTCATAACCCTGAAGGTCAACGCCTGTGCCGTTTGATGCAGCGGATGTTACAGCGACCTTATGAGAAAGGGCTGTTGCGATGGAGTTTGAAAGGTCTTTCATATCATCCTCCCCTTATGCGCTGATGGTTTGAGTGCGGAGTGCTTCGGCCAGTACGACCTGACCACCAACCCGCGAACGAGCGACATACCGCACGTTACCTGACGTTGCCTGAGTGAACGGGTCACGCAGGACTGACAGAGCAACACGGTCTACAATCATGTAGCCACGGCTGAAGTCACCAAATGCAACCGGCTTTGCGGAGGAACCCACATCCGGCATATCTGGCATTTCAACATACGGGAAGCCAAGGATTGTATTCGGCACACCAGCAGTCAGCATCATGCCAGCTTGGAACACATACTGACCAGCAGTGTCCTTCAGCTTGCGGATAGCCGCCAGCGTAGTGCGGTTGAACACAAAGTTAGCGTTACGAGTATAGTCACTCTTGATCGCGTGAACGAGATCAATCAGGCCATCACCAGTAAGAGCGGCACCCGCACCAGAAACGGTCGTGCCAATGCTGGAGTTGGTAGTGATACCCTCTGGCTTGCCAACAGAGTCACCCGCCACAAAAGCGTTGCCCTCGTTCTTAGCGAACTGAGTAGCGAACTCTTCTTGCATCTCACTCTCAAGGTTGAACACCGAATCCTCAAGCATTTGAGAGGAGATATCAACCAAAGCGTAATGCTCATGGGTTGGGATTTCCTCAAGCTGTGTGGTGTAGCCGGTGGTCTCGGAGCGAGTGCCTTGCTCTGCTACCCAAGCGGCAGAGAAGGTTGCTGTGCGAGATGGCATCTGCACTGACTTCTGGTTGGTCTGACGAACCCGTGCAATCTGACGCATCGGGGAAATTTCCGTGATGGTCTTGATCAGTTCGTTGACATACTCAGGCGGCGCAAGGAAACCAGCTTGAGTGTCATCACTTACGCGAAGTGACTTAACCTCATGCGGCTCCATGTCCTTCTCACCCTTGCGAAGCCACTTATCAAACGCATCCATTTTTTCATCAATGGATTTGCCTTCAACGCCAGCTTCAGGGCGTTTCAAGAGAGTTTCGAAGTTCTCCAGCTTTTCGCCGAATTGCTTCTGCTCTTGTTGGGCGAGAGTGAGCTTCTGGTTGATGTCCTCAAAACGATCAAGATCAGCCTCAATATTCTTGAGCTTTTCTTCAACCAGCGGATCAGCCTCACCTTTCTTCTCGATTTCTGCCAAACGAGCGTCATTTGTCGACTTGAACTCTTCCAGAGTCGACGCAAACGTATCGATGGCTTGCTTGATATCATCAGACATCAGTAGCCTCCTTATCGGATTTCAGGATGTTGGTTAGGTTTGCAATGCTGGATAGCAGTGCGGGTTCTTGCTCATTGCCAACCTCACGCTGGTCTAAGCTCTTGGTAACAGCATTTGCCGCTACTTTCGCCTCGCTTCTTGATAGACCGCCTTCATCCCGAAGGAATGTCTCCCAGTCACGGACGCTTCTCTCCGCCGCCTTGACCGACGCAACCCTTGCGCGAGGGTTCATCGGGAAAGTCACAGCGGAAATCTCCATAAGGTCTACTTGCTTCAGGTAACGCTTCTTACCCCTGTCATCATAGCTGTAGCCCTTTGCATCTACTCTGTAGCCAACAGACAGGCCATCAATGGCACCCATCTTCATTAGCTCATATACCTCTCGGCCCTTCTGTGTCTGCATGGCGAGTTGCCCCTCTACATACAGGCCGTTGGCATCTTCTTTGATCTTTGTGTAAACGCCGATAGGCTCTTTGGTGTCATGCTGGAAAAGCATTTTGATTTTCCGCGCACCTTTGGCCCGAATAGATTTGGCAAACGCGCCGTTGACCACAACGTCATTGCCCAAGTCCTTGTTTCCAAAAACGGATGCGTAGCCAGAAAACATACCCTTGGCATCATCATCCTCGTCATCCTCATATGCCTTTAGCTCAAAATCAGCTTGGCAGTCTAAGGTGCCGTCCTCAACGAACTTTACCTCTTCCTCAATGTCATCCATGTAGGATTCATCCATGTCAGTATCCCCTTTGCTCCCGTCACGGTATGCGCTGAGACAAACTGCTACCCGCTGGTCGTTTGTTGGATACTCAGCTCGCATGGTCGTGTTGTCCATGCAACGGCCCATGAAATCTTGTTCACTTTCGCCCGATGTTGGTTTCGGTATCGGCATAATTCACCTCTGAACACTCATACCATACACTCAGATAGCAGTAGATACAACATCTCTAAAAAAATGTGGATTATTTTGTGAATGGTGTTGACAGGGGTCAACAATAAACCTATATTGTCAGGGTAAGCAGTTTTGGAGAACATGATGGAACTCAAAAAAGTAGGCACTCAGGGCTGGACAACGCAACACGGCAACAAGATTTTTGCTATCACCAAAACACGCGGCGCAGTTTACGCTTGCGGCGCACGCTTAAAGGTCCGCCAGACTGGCTCCGCAACCCGTGTGACCCATGTTGGCAACCTCACGGAAGCCAAGGCAAAAATTGCAGATTGGATTGCGGCAGATAACGGTGAGGTTGTTGAGGTGATAGAGAGCCTGACCAAGAAGCTGTTAAGCAAGTAAGGGAAACTAAAATGGCAAAGCGCGAAAAACTTATACCATCCACC